GGGGGTGGCACCGGGCTCCGCATCGGTGTTTTCCTGCAGCGCTCGGTACAGCTTTCCGTCGCGCCGGACGAAGTCGCCCACCGGGTACGTCTTCCCGGCCTCCCATTCATCGGCCTCGATCAGATCAGAAACGATCGCCCCAATTGCATCGGCGTGTGCAATGGCGGCTTCCATGGCCTCCTTGGCCTTATTCGTGGCATCGGCCGCCGCTTCGCTCGAGACGCGCGCGTCCTCTTTGAACCTATCGACCTTCTCCTGATCGATGCGCCGCTGCGCTTCGATCAGCTCCTGAATCGTCTTGTCGATCACCTGCCCCAGGTTGGCGCCAAGCTTCTTCGTGAGGACATGGGCTTCGGTGGAGAGCTCACCAGACGTGTTCACGCTGCGGCATGCAAAGGTCCATTCGCCCGACTCCGGCACTACGGCTTCGAAGGGCACTGCGTGGTAGCCGCTGCCCCCGATGGGGGTCATCTGCTCCCATTCCGGCCGCAGCACCGCACCCTGCGTGTAGCGAATCTCCACGCCGGCAAAGTCCGGGGACTGAATGCTGTTGGCGAGAAAGCCCCAGGTGTACATGCGAACGCCGCCGGACAGCTCGTCCACGTCGAAGAAGTCCACCAGGCGCGGCGGTACATCCGCACCCGCGGTGATGTACGTCACCGACGCCGCGACGCCGGCCCGGCCGTCAGGGCTAAACGGGCGGACCACTACGGTGTACTGGTCCGCATGGCTGATCCGCCATGTGGCGGTCCGGGTAGTGGTCTGGGCCACCTCGGACAGCACACCGTCGCTGCCGGCGGCAAGCACCACGATGTTGCCGACCGAGCCGCTGATCTCGAACGTGACGGTCAGCTCGGTGAACAGCGTGTCGCCCTGCACCACCTGCTGCTCAGTAATTGCCAGGCCGCTGGCAATCGGGCGGCTGGTGATCGGATTGGTATTGACCGGCGGCACGTACTGACCCGTGAGCACGTAGTTCCAGAACTCCGGCGGCTCGGGAACCACTGACACCTTGGCGCCTTTCAGGTCGCTCTCGGGCTCGATGCCAACCACACGCACCCTGTAGCCCGGCGTCTGTTTGAAGTCGTAGATCCAAATGGTGTCGTGAGCGGGATTGTCCGGCGTGTCGCCCGGCAGAGGCGCATCGCCGGGCCAAGAACCAGTCAAGCGTATGGTGTCGCTGGTTCCTGTGAACGCCTGCACGCCGAACACTCGGTATATCCGCTCGCCAGGGATGCGCAGGCCGATCCAAGCATTGCCATTGATCGGTGCCTGGACTGGTTCGTCCAGCAGCAGCGTGACAATGCCGTTTGCCTCGGTCGCGGATACGATCCGACCGCCGGCGCCCCACTGCGTGAGGTCGTGCTGGAGGGCCAGCAAGGACAGACGGCGATAGCTCAGGTGCTCGATGTCGGTGCTGTAGGTGATGTCCTTGTACTGGTAGAGGGACTGCGCCAAGTGGTAGCGAGCCATCCGCGCTGCGTGCGCCTCATTGGTGATGCCCTCGCCCTCAACCGTGGCCGGGTTGAGCATGGTGGTCACGCCCGGCGCGGCCACCCGCAGCGTCTTGGTCGTCCAGTCGGTCGCGTCGAAGTAGCTGTACTCGATGCCATCGGCGGCATTGGCCAAGGTGTAGTCAACTTGGAACTGCCCCTTCTTGATGGTGGCCATGTTGACCACGCCGGACAGCGGTTGCTCCGAACCGGCCCACACCACCGACAGCCGGCCACCCGCCCAAGTGATCTGGCCAAAACCTGCCAACGCGACGGTATTGAGCACGTCGTCGTGGTTGCGCACGTCCTTGATGTAGTTCGAATAGCCGTAGCCATTGGCGTGGCAGAACAGCATGAACGCTTTGAGCGCCTCGATATCGATCTGGACATCATCCAGGCCGATGCCCGCGATCAGCTTGCCGTTCTCGTCCCTGAAACCACGGGCGTAGGCCAGAATCAGTGCGCCGGGATTGTTCGTCTCCTGCGTCACCCACCCTGCTTCACTCCAGACCGGCGCCGGGTTTGCGTAGGCGACGCAGCGGACCTCATCGGGCTGGCCGTTGAGCTGGCCGGTCGCCTTGATCCGTATGCCGATCCGGGCCAAGCCGGCGTAATCTGCGGCGTCCTTCTGGATGCTGGTCAACGTGGACCAGGTGAAGTCACTGGTGGCGCCGCTTCCGTCGGTATTTCGCCCGGCAATGCGCACCCGCACTTCGTACTGAGCCTCCGGTACATCCCGGGAATAGCTGCGCCGCTGCTGCTTTTGGGATCGGCTGATGATCGAGTAGGAGCCGAAGAAGCTCCAGTTGGCGATACCAACGGCGCGGTACTGGACCTCAATCGTTTCCTGGTTGTCCTTCGGCTTGCCCTTGCTGGTTGTGTCGAACAGCATGAAGTCCACGTCCACCTTGAGGCGGATCGTGTTCGGGCTGCTGGTGCGCTGCACCCACGGACTGGGCTGGCCCTTTTCGGCCTCCAGTGCGCCACCATTGGTCGTATCGGCGTTGCTGTAGAGCGGGATCGCCTCGCTGGGCATCCCGGAGAAGCCGTTGTGCCAGACGGTTACACCCTCGAAGGACGACAGCAGCGCATCGCCGTTGTAAAGCGCCTCCACGCGCCCCACGTTGATACCTGCCGTTAGGGCCATGGCGAGGTACTGATCGTCGGCCTCGTACCAAGAGTACGGGTTGCTGGCCACGTCCGGCGCAATGCGCAACGGCCCGCCCAGCAGCAGCGGCAGCGGCTGGTAAGGGCGCGGCTGATTCCGCGCAGCGCCGATGGTGTAAACCTGGCTGGCGTCGCTGGCGCTGGGCTTGGGGCGCTTCGGGCCCAGCACCTTCTGGATCAGAAGCGAGCCGGCCGTGTAGATCGCAGCCTGCGCCAAACCGGCGACGGCAGCGCTGTAGCCTGCGGCCACGATGGCGGTGCCCACGCCCATGGTAAAGACGGTCAGAGCGACCAGCGCTACGATCATCAGCGCGGTCTTCTTGACCACGCCACGAACCTCGATGACCGCCCCATCCTTTGGGCGCACGCGATCCATGACCTCGTGCGGGACGACCACGCCATTGATGCGTACTTCCCACAGGTCGCTGTTGTAATCAGGCACCACGCGTGCCAAGAGGCCGCCCAGCCGCTCCCCTTCATGTAGCTGCGCGGCCAGCGTGCGCTGCCCTTCGAGCGTCACTGGATGCGGGGTGATGATCAGCGGTGCGGTGTCTTTCATCAGGCCCATCTGTAGTAGCCCTCAATCCTCAAGCCGAACTCCGGCAGGTCCCGAACGCGGTGCAGCACGCTGCAGGCGTTCTTTTCGTTGGAATGCAGCACCCAGCCCTCATGAGCCAGGTGGAAGAAGACGCCGGCGTGGCCGGCGCGCTTTTGTCCGTGTTCGACCATCAGCACCAAGTCACCATCGACAGGCGCAGACACCGCGGCGCCGTACGGCCGCGACAGCTCTCCAATAGCGGCCTGGCCCACCAGCCCTCGCGGACGGCCGTTAGGGAGTTGCACATCCCGCCCGAATAGCTGCTGCTGAACCAGCACCACGAAATCGGCGCAATCACATGTGTGCTCGCAGTACGGCACGCCCACCAAGGCCTCCACGTCGGCCAGTCGCATCAAAAAATCCCCGGCAATGTGAACGGATTGGCGCGCAGGCGTACGGCCTGCTGACGCATCAGGTAGTCCACCCCGCACTGAGCGGTTGCAGTGGCACCAGCCACGGAAACACTGGTAATGGGCAGGTAGTAGTCCCGCTCGTACAGGTTCGGATCCGCCCGATCGGACACCATCAACCGTGCCATCAGCAGCTCGTTCGGACCCAACGACTCCAGGTCCTCGGAAATTCCCCGCCCAACGTTGTCGAGCACCAGCTGGGCACGTGGGGACTGTCCGCGCGTGTCATCCGGAAGCTTGAAGCCGAATGGCACACCCATGTAGGCAATGCCCTGACTCACCCAGTCCTGGGTGTCGTTGACGATACGCAGCGGCCCTGGAAGCGATGGCGAAGTGATGGACAGGAACAGCAGCGTGCCGCTTGTATCTGTCACGCGTTGCTTTCGCTCGGTAAAACTGCTCATCGCATGTACTCCATGACCACGTCCATCCTGTAGTCCTCGGGTAGCTTTTCCTCGGGCACCAGGTCACCCAAGGCGCCGTTCTCGAAGCGACCAGTGACCGTCTCCCCGGTAAAGGGATGCACAAGGGTGAACCACCCAATTCGCTCGATCCCACTGAAGTACCAGTCGTCGAACGTCCGCACGTCCGCGATGTTGGCGAAATAGAGTGTCATCGCTTGCTTGATCAGCACTTGGCTGTTCTCCAGGCGCTGCTTGGGTACGCCTCGTTCCATCTCGGTTCTCACAACCGAGGGGTCGAAGGTCCGCTTCTGCCCGTCGAACATGACACGTGCCACAGAGGGTAGTGCTGCCATCACACAGAGTCCTTTAAGCCAAAACGGCTGCCCATTGCTGCGTACGTGGATCCCTGACCACTGGCGACCTGGCCGCCGATGTAGCTGTCGACCTGTCCCAGCAGCACATCGATGTCGACGCCGCCCTTGTCGTTCTTCGAAGCGCTCGCGGTGGTTCCGGCGGGAGCGTTGCGCACGGTGATGTTGACCCCGCCGCCAGCGGGTGCCGGAGCGGAAAGGCCACCGACGACACCGCCCTCGGCGTAGCCGCGGAACCCCTGCCGCATGGCTTCCACAATGCCCACACCACCAGCGCGCGCCACATCTGCCTGGGACCACACCACTTCACCGGCGTGCACAATGCCCTTGGGCTCATACTTGCCGCCCGGGCCCGTGTAGCCACCTTCGGACTTCCCGCCGGCCATCAGCTTGTTGAACAGGTCCTGGTTGATGCCCTGAGTACCGTTGGTGACGGCTGCATTGCCGGCAGTGTTCACCCCGCCACCGTAGGCGGCGCCGAATGCGCTGGACACGAGGTTGACAAGCCCGGTCACCGCCTGCTTTGCCGCGATGCGAGCCAAGTCCTTGATGATCGAATCGGCCAGGTCGCTGAAGCTCATCTTGCCGTTGGTGGTGAACTGGACGAACTTGTCCTCCCAGCCAGAGAACACGTTGCCGACGACATCCCGCATCTGGCCGGCGACGTCCCCTGCCTGCTGCGCATAGTTCGACCAGGCTGCTGTCGCACCGGACAACCAGTTGCCTTCGGCAGTAGCCAGATCGGCATAGCCGGTGCGGATGGCCTCGATGCGGTCGCCAGTCTTCTCCAGCAGCACCGCCTTCTCGGAGTCGAACATGCCCTGGTCGATCTGCTTGGCGTTGAGCTGCAGCTGCAGCTCACGTAGCTTGTCGGCCTGGTCGGCGTAGGCATCGTTGATGCGCTGCTGGACTTCGTATTCCCGATCGCCCATTCCAACCTTGGCAACCATCGCGC